CTCTTCTGCAAAGACATCTAACGCTGCACTTGCTTTTGTATTTTTCTTTAAAAAGCTATAGAGGTCTCCCTCATTAAAGATTGACCCTCTAGAAGTATTAATTAATATAACATCACTCTTCATTCTTTCAAAGTGTTCTTTAGAAATCGGACTGTTAAGGCACGGTACATGAAACGTTACAATATCAGAGTGCTCTATTATCGAGTTAATACACAAATAGCTATTTTCATAAAAGGGGTCACATATTAACGTTAGTTTTGGATTTAGTGCTCTTAACTTACTTTCAACTAACCGACCAATTCTACCATAACCTACAATACCAATAGTCATAGACGATAAATCTTTAGCTAAGAACTTACACCAATCTTTAGCGTCTTGTCTATATAGATTTTTAACCATTGATAAAATTAATGCAACAGTATATTCTGCAACAGCCTCTGTTGGTGCCTCGGGTGTATTAAAGACCTTAATATTTCTATTATTACACTCTTCCATGTCAATAGAAGAAGTACCCACTCCAACCCTGGAAATAGCTTTTAGATTTGGACACATATTAAGCTGTTTTGCTCCATATGTCTCTGTACCAGCAATTATAAAATCTGGGCTGTGTTTAATTAACTCTAACTCTACCTGTTGCTGTGTAAGTTTCTTTAGTCCCTTTGAATGTACTATATCTAATCCTTCGGTTGATGCAGAAAATGGTTTAGTCGTTATTAGTGTTTTCATAATGATTAATTGACGTTTTTAGAAACGTTGTATCCATCCCCAATGCCTTTATTATATACCCTTTAAACTTATTATCAAGCTCCTTTTTAATATCACTGACAATATGAACACACCTCTTTTCTAGTGGAATTGTATCTTCAAACTCTCTAATTATTGACTTATAATCTTCACTCTCCCACTCACCGACACAACCTAAATCAGCAGAAAGGTCATATGGTCCTAGCATAAAATACTCAAAATCATTAGCGATAGTATTGAGTAACTTAATGCCAGCTCTATTCTCAATCTGAGCTATTATTATTGGATCTCTATTTTGAAGTAAATCCATTTTATTACCCCATTCATTCTCACAAACTAATCCTTGACCCCTTTTACCTGTTGGTGGATATAGACAATAATCTAAAATAGACTTAGCGTATTCATATGTGTCTACTGTTGAGAATATAATACCATCGAGCCCGGCATCTAAGCAATGTCTAACTTTTGTCTTATTAAGTTCTGAAAAACGTACGAAACTTTTTTTACCAGCAAACTTTGCGATCTGTATTAACGAAAAGAGTGTTTCAGAGTTAAAACATCCATGTTCATCGTCAAACACGATGCCATCAAAATCAGACTGACAATATATTGTAGTTATTTGAGGTGATGGTATCTGTTGCCAGAGTAAATTCATTATCTTTGAAGTGCTACAGCTTGTGAGTTTCTCTTAATTACCTTAAAACCATTATCGATTAAAAAAGGTATTGCAGTAACACCTTTACCTCTTTCAAAGTTTACACCAAAACAATCATCAATAACAATTATACCACCCTTACTCATTTTTTCAATACAGTTAACAGCACAGTCTAAATGCATTTTATGACACGCACTATCATTGATGGTTGTATTTAGATTTTTTTGATATGCTTCATATCTTTTAGTGGAGTGGTTATTATGAAAAAAGTCAAAAGCGTCAATATATAGATAGTCTATAACACCTGCAAAACTCTCTATGAAATCCTCCCCCTTTGAGCAAATAGCATTTATACCTGGAAACCTATTTTTTATTCTTTCTGTGTTCTCAGGATCCATATCTACTGTAGTAAAGTTAATTCCACGCTCTTTACTTATATTATAGAAGTAGGATGAACTATCTTGACCGGGTAGACTTTCTCTAGTAGTACCTATTTCAATTAGAGTCTTACCCTCAATATTAGGGTTTGAGTCTAAGAACTCAATTAATAATGAATGTCCGTGCATAGCACTCATAGTGTTATATTTTTAATGTATTTCCAGTCTGATTCTGTATCTATATCCAGGTTATATGGATAACCAACTTCTAATATATAAGGAGTGTGACCAATTCTATTATTACTATCTAGTACGTCAGGCTGGAAGGCATATAGATAAGAATTTTCACAAAAGTATTTAGGCAGGTCTTGTGTTTGTTCCAGCTTCATTGGATTATGATTAACTGGACAAAAACCGTAATTTTCATTCCTCCAAAGTCTATTTTGTATAACATCAGCTGAAAAGACAGAATCATGACCATCTCTGGCTATTTTTGCAAATGCAAAATCAATGTGTTTTAAGTCTAAGAATGGTGAGGTAACATGCAATTGACATATGTTACCATTTATAGAGAGTGTATAAATAAATTCTCTGAAGTTTTTTAGTAGCTCTACAACAGAGACCTTATCACCACAAAGATGCTTAGGTCGTTTATACGCTGTAACTTCTTTATCTTTACACTTTTCAATTATATCATCTGAATCTGTATCTATAAAGACCTTGTAGTCACTACCCTTAAACTTATCGACTGTATGTTCCCATAGTGGCTTACCTCTAAACTCTCTAAAGTTTTTGTTAGGAACTCTTTGTGAATTTTCCTTAATCGGTATATATATTATCATAATTTTAAATCTTTAAATTCTTTCTTTTCAAAAAACGGTATCTTAGATGACATACTGCAGTTTACTACCTCTACGTTTGCTTTACTCGCTAACTCTGAAAAGCTCTTCCAACCGTTCATATGGTAAATCATCGCACCTGGTACGTTATATCTATCACCTTTAGATTGATAGCCATCAAACCAATAGTTTGGATTCTCTTCTGAATCGTCTTCTATAACTAGTTGACCTGAACCTACGTCCTTCGAGCCTTTAACACGCTCTACATAATTGCAATCTGCACCTAATAAGACAATCTTCTTAAAACCGAGAGTAATTGCAAAAGTAGCTGCTAGCTGACCTGTACAGCCGGGCTCTGGAACGTTAAATCTTCGTGTGTTAATATTAATAGTATATGGTGAGTTACCGTAATTACAGTTAATTTCATATAACTTTAACAATTCTTGCTTATTAAGCTTACCACTATTACATATAGCATTAAATGCGTTATTTCTTAAAAGGAAAATACTATCTCTCTCCTGCATAAGCCTAATATATTCACTAACATGAGCCATACCGACTACTAGATCAGCACAGGTAAAATATGTCGGCCAAAAGTCAATCTTTTCAAACATTCTATATGATACATTCATAGCTATACTCTCATAACCTTTAATTTTATCAAAGTCAAATCCCTTTAACGAAGGACCGTTACATATTATAAAGAACGTATCCTGTATATCCTCCCTCTCAACTAAACCACTAGTTTTACATATACGTTTATTCATAATTATTAGTTGTAGTTTTAAAACAGTACTGCTTAATATCCTTCTTCATATCATCATGTACTTTTTCTATTTCTTTTTCAAAGTGCTTAAACTCTAATTCCTCCTCATTATCTATTTCCTTTAGAAAGGACCCTCGTGGTGATCTTTTTAATAGCTGATTGTAGAAGAACTCATCCCATATAGGCTTATACTTTTGCGCTAACAGTGAGTTATTGTATTGTGTCTTATTAAAAAATTGCTCTGCGTCTTGTGTTGTTACTGCTGCAGAGCCATGATGCTCATGTAAGCAGAAGGCTGGGTTCTTATTACCTATGATATCATTGTTACCAAATATTTTCATTAGGCTAGCGTAGTGATGATCATAATATGGCTTACCCATAATGTAATCCTCAAATAAACCACTATGCTCTTTATACCAACCCGTCTTAAAACAAAAAGTATCAAAGCCAGCTATCTCCCATCTAATAGGTCTCATATCCTGTTTAATATCTTTTACTGGATGTACATCTAACCGGGAGCATGGTAGTGCTGTTATGTTCCTTTCTAAAATATGATCAATAAGCCTAGGACTTATCATTACGTCTGCATTTGTAACAATAAAATAATCATAATCCAAGTCAGCGGCTATATTAAAAAGATCATTTACAAAAGGTAGATCCTTTGTCGAGTTAGGTATAACCTGACTACTAACTCTAGGTAATCTATCTACAGTCTTAAACTTACCCTTAACAGATGGTAGTTGAATATCAAAGACATCAACACTATCCATACTATTTAACATCTCATAGGATTTATTAGCGATCTTAAACCTGTTTAGATCCGTATCAAATGTATTAACTGCGAGTGCTATTTTCATTTTGCGTTATTTTTAAGATGCTTTACAGTACTCATTACCTGCTCCTTTGTCGTAACAGGCGGTTGGTTCGGGTAGTGACCGTGCTTTTTAAGATAAATTTCACGCCCTTCACTTACATTTTTATGCCATTGCTCGTTATTATTTGCAATAGATGAATCATCTATCGCCCCCGGAGCTTCAGTTAGGTATTTATGGCTATCAAATATATCAGCAAACCACCAGAATGGTGGGTGATAACCAGCTTTAATTAGCATATAGGTATGGTCAACATGCTCCCATGCATTATAATAATCTTCATCATACAACCCCACATCTAAAAGCGACTCTCTCGTAAAGAAACTAAACATCGCTACGGTGTGGTTAAACAGTGATACCTTCACATCGTCACCGTAATCAATAATCAAACGTGGTTTGGGTTCAGAATGCTGATCAAGTAAGTGCCTATTATGTAAATCAAAATTTCGTATCGTTTGCTTTCTGTTAAAAGGAGATCCTGGACCATAGTTAAAGTGATGTATACCACTCTTTTTATATGCTTCAATATATTTTGAGAATACCATTTTATCTAAAATAATCATATCATCTTCTATAATAAAGATATAATCACAGCCTCTATCAAGAAGATATTGCATAAGCTTATTTTTTGATTTACCGACACCTAAATTTGTATCGTTATTAATAACGTGGTATTTATCACATGTATCTAACGGCTCACCGTCACTTAGAACAACAAGCTCATCACACTTACAGCCATCAATACTATCTAGTAGTAGTTTCAAAAAATCCGGACGATTGCACGTCACAATACCTATACCTACTTTCTCACCCATATATACTATAATTATAGCTGATAAATTGCGATTGCAACATAAATAATGATATGCCTTGTTCAGATGAAAATAAGATTATTTACAATATTAGAGAGTTACCTGAGGTTTTCAATATTGAACCAGTTGACCTGTTAGTTATAGATACTCTTGCTGGTACTAGTGTTATAACGTGGGATAATATAGTTTTTGATATAGAACAAACATCTTTTGAGGTTGATTTTAATAAACATACAACAGATATTCTCGAGCTTTCTGCAAGAGTTTTTGATAATCACTCCCCACGTATAGATAACCTTGAGAGTCTATTAGGTATAACAAATCAGAGCTTATCCGCTGTAAACAGTCAATTAGGTACTACAGTTAGCGACTTAAGCAGTCAGGTAGGTAATGAAATAGATAAACTTAATAGTTTTGTGGGTAGTTTACCTAACGTAGCTGGTTACATAGCTTTTAATGGTGGTACGGGAGAAACAATTTTATCTAGAAACTTGACAGTACAAAAAAATGGTACTGGTCAATATACAATATTTATTGATCAATCTGTTGCACGTGTGGATAACAACTACTGTGTCGTATTAGGTAACGTTGATAGAGGTGTTTCATCACAAGGCCTAGGTTATGACAGGAGATTGAACATATATAATACATATGTAGGTACAAGAGAACAAGATAATTTTACCCTATTTGCTATAAAACATTACGAAGGAGGAGGTGCATCTCTACCCGTTGATGATGCAACACATGTCACACGTTTTGGTATTACAGGTGCAGATCCAACCTACGTAACACTAGCGGTTTATACATAGTAAAAAAATCTTGTTATATCACTCTGACACAAAACATAAGCGTTAATAAAATTTTCTTTATTATTCTTATACTTTAATAATCTATGCCTACCATCTATAAGCCTGTAAGGTTTATTAAATGGATTTACCATATCTTTTACTACAACAACCGGGTAGTTAGTATTAGCTTTTAGATATCTAGATGACTTTGTACAAATAACAGATAAGTCTTTAAACGCTATATCACTAATTTTAATACAGTGTGGTGTTAACTGTCTCAACTTGATTAAGTCTATAACTTCCTTTATATTAATACATATTGTAGGCTCATCTGGCAGAGCCCATATACCTTCCATTATATGTCCATTAACCATTAAAATATTCTAAAACCAAAACTGTATCTATTGCAATTACTACCTATACAGTGCCATAATTTTTTCGGTGGTTTAGGTATATTAAACTCCCGTATCGTTATACCTTTATCATCATAGTCTGTTATAACTTCATTATCCTCATTTAAATATCTAAAAAAGGACTCACCATCACTATGGGTAATATAAAGTCGTGTACAGGGTGAATCAGAGTTAGTGTGCCACCCCATAAAACCTGTCTCAGGGTATAGAAAAGAGCCACTCGATTCAACTTTCTTACCCGGGTAAAGTTGCTCGACAATATGTGTTAATTTTTGCGTTTCAGCTGTACCGAAATTATATATATTTTTATTTTCTTCCGCTACCTCTACATCAGATAATGGATCTAACGCTTCTTCTGATACAAGATCACGCCAGTTATCTACAGTGTTTAAACCGTGTAGTTTTGCTTCAAATTTAATCTTGGATATTATTTTATTTATTGTCCAGTCTATTTCGTCTTTCAAACTGGTAGGAATACTTTTCTTCATAATTAACTAATAGTGATTGTGGTAATATTTGTGATATATCAATTATAGACATTGTTTTATTATAATTTAAACTTGTAGGTATATCACGAAGAAGCTGTTTATCCTTTTCTATATCTTTAACTAAATCATCATAATTTTGAGATGAAGCTCTCATTTGTAAGCGATCTAACATATCAAGCGAATCCTTTCTAATTTGCCTAAATATATCAATATAATACATTTGAACTAATTCATTATCAAATATTACATCTGTAGGATTGTCTTGATTATTAAATACCAATTTATCAACATGTACCTGCTTTGCGTACTCTATACTTTGTTCATCATCACAGAATTCCTTAATAAGAGTTGTTGCGGTCTTATTTATAATACCTTTTGACTTCAGATAATCTACCGTCTTGTCTGTTACTATAAAAGATAACTTATTAGGTCGCTGTGGATTATTAAAATATATAACTTGTTTCATATTTACATTCTAAGATCACCGATATCAAAATTCTTCTTAAGAATATCCTCTTGTTCTTTTTCCCTTTCTAGAGATAATCTTTGAGCCTCTACTAAAGTCTCTAACTCCTTTATGTTTTCTGGATTTAAGATAGAGTGTTCATCACCATACATACTTCCGTCTTCAGTAACATATTCACCAATAAGATTGATTCTTTTCTGGTGATTTGCGGGTAGCTTAATTATACCAGGTGAATCATCCTTTGGAAAAAACACATCAGCATGTACATTTGTAAAATATTGCTGAAATAGTGCCTCAAAAATATTATCTACTTCTTTAATATGATCAATATTTGTATCTCTCATACCATCATCTACTACAGTAATACTCTCGTCAAATTTACATAGAAAAATAAGATCTAAATATCTCATTGATTCCTTTACTTCATTAATTTGATTTTGAATATACTCTGTATCAAAACCATCATATCCCTTACCATTACACCACATCGAATACGCAAGAGCATCTAGTGGGCACCTATCATATATAACATTATCATCTACTGTCTTAGACTTATCTTTAACCTGATTCAACATAAACTCCATTATCTTATCTTGAGTTTCTGTTGTTGTCTTAGATGAATGTTCTAGCTTATCCTTAACAATTACATCTCTATATGATTCCTTAGGAGCTTCATATGTTGACCACTTTTCTAAAAAGCTGTTAATAAGTGTAGTCTTACCTGTATTAGATGTACCGCTTACTGCAATTCTCATGTCTATATACTTATGTTAGTGTCTCAATAAATCAAACCCTAAGAGCCATATCCCATAGAAGTAGGTGAAGTCTAGGAGAGAAGTTAACATGCATTGCTTTAGCATACTCAGCTACTGCCTCTGCATTTCTAATATGCTCTTCACGTGAACCAGCACAAGGCATAAACCAAACACGATCCAGAGGAATATTCACATCATTTGTATCTTCAACATACTTTCGCCAGATCTCTTCAATATCCTCTGATGATGTAATAACAAACTTAAATCCAGAGTTATGGTCGCGATGCCATTTTAATACTTCAGGCTTGTATGTCTTCTCTTCCGGGTCACCATTTGTAGTTAGCTTTGGTGATGTAGTAAATGTAGCTTTATATTTTGTTACCCACTCTTCTTCAGGCTGCATCGTAGCATTAGTTTCAAAGTCAATACGGGGTAGAAAGTCATACTTCTCAATAAATGCGTCAGTAAACTTCATCAGCTGCTTTTGTCTTACCATTGGTTCACCGCCTGTATACTTAAAGATAGCGCCTGCTCTTAAATGCTCAATATAATTACTATCTTCTAAGAGCTTGAACATTCCGTTAAATGATACTTTATTCTTCTTTGACCAAGAGATAAACGAATCACAACCATGAGGAGCATCTTCAGATATAAAACCTTTGCAAGTTAAATTGCAACCAAATAACCTAAGAAAGACGGAAGGTTGACCAATGTATTCGCCTTCGCCTTCAACAGTGTAAAATAGCTCTGGCACTCCATTCTCACCAGCCATTAGTAAGTATTCATTATCACAATCTATCATATTACAAATATTATAACATGCATTTTTATAATATCAACATAAATACTGTTAATGAGTAAAAAAACTTCGCGTAAGCGTCGGGAGATTGATGATATTGATCTCGAAGAATCATTTAATAACAATTGGTTATTGAATTTTAACATTCGAAAGCCGTTTTATTTTAATAAATTACAAAAAGAATTCTATTATAAGTGTAGAGATAAAAACACAAACATGGTATTTGTCGATGGGCCGGCTGGTTCAATGAAGACTTATATAGCTGTCTATTCTGCTCTTGAACAAATACGTGATGAAGTAGTTGATAAGCTTATTTATATTAGATCAGTTGCTGAATCAGCTGAGAAGTCCTTAGGAGCTCTACCCGGTGAGGTTGATGATAAGTTTTCACCTTACGCTGCCCCTCTTGTTGAAAAGGTCAGAGAGATTACAAGTGTATCAACATCTCAAATGCTTATGCATAAAGGTCTTATTGAAGCTATACCTGTTAACTTTGTACGCGGTCTAACATTCAATAGATCAATTGTAGTTGTTGATGAAGCACAAAACCTTACTAAGGGTGAGTTGACTACTATTTTAACGAGGTTTGGTAGAGATAGTAAATATATTATTTGTGGTGATGGTAATCAATCTGATATTAGTAAGTCTGGCTTTGATGATGTATTGGAAAGATTTGATAACCAAGAATGCGAAGACAATAATATCTTCGCATTCGAATTTGGTAATAGTGAGATTGCAAGATCTAAGATCCTACGTCACATATGTAAGATGTTGGATGCTTAACCCCATGTAGTACCACCAAACCAATCACCTTTAGTTTTTGTATTATTACCAGGAAGGTCTGGTAAACCTCTATTAGGCCTTTCCTCAGGTACATCTTCTTCTTTAACAATCTTTGGATCTGAAGACTTAACATCTACCTGCTCTAAGGTTTGTGTAGCTGTTGATAACTCTTCAATAGTTGGTTCAGCTTCCGTCTGCGTATCTGTAATAATAACTTGAAGATTATCTTCACTATTACTATATGTAGCTGAGTTATCTTCATGCTCAAATACTTCAACCTTATCAACCCAGCACCTATCTTGTGAATGATATTTAATGAACTCATTAGCCTGCTCATATACTGCTTCAGCTACACGTTCAATACCTACTCCATCTTTAAAAATACGAAGCTGTACTAACCCCTTCTTATCTAACTCTTTAAATGTCTCAAGTTCTGGATCATCTAGAGCTACAGTAGTTGTATGGTCAAATAGTTCTTTAAGATGTTGCTTAAGTTCTTTTAGCCCACCGAAGTCAACACACCAGTTTTTATCATCGAGCTCATTACAACCAAACCATAATTTAGCTTTAAGTTGATAACCATGTAAGTATTGACAATGACTGTGTGTTGCTTTCCATTGCCTAAATGCACATGAGCCTAATTCGACGAGTTTTGTAGATTGATATTTACTCATGTATTAATGATAACCTCGAAAATACTTTAATCAACTGTAAATGTGTAATTTTATAAGAATATAATAATATACAGACCAATAGAGATCAGTGTTTAGGTCTTTCTCCCCCGTCCCTACAGTCCATTTATTCTAGCGAGACATCGATTGCAAGTGTTTCAGCAAACTTTTTTGACTTTTTTTGGATTCGGCTACTATTTCTCTAGCAGCTACAATAGGTATCTCTCTACCATCTATAGTAGGGCCTCTTTTTCCACGTCCTTCCGGACCTAAATATTCTGCCCAAGTAAGACTAGGTGCATTTCGTGGGCTTTTAGTTTTCAAATAATCTCTGATTTTTTTAATAGCTAGCTTGTCTTCGGTAGCTCGGTCAAATCCTTTTAAATTTGTAGCTGCGATCGCAGCCTCGACGTCATCTCTTGTAGGTGCAGTAGGCTGTGGCTCATCTGCACTAGGCAAAGGTGGAGGCTCTTCTGCACTAGGCAAAGGTGGAGGCCTTACTGCAAACTTTTCGTC